AAACAAAAGCTGGTTTAGCACTTAAGAGATGGTTCAAAGAAGATTGGAAAGATCAAAGAACTGGTAAGAAGTGTGGAAGACAAAAGGGTGAAAAAAGAGGCACTCCTTATTGCAGACCAACTAAACGTATTTCTAAGAAAACACCAAAAACTGCATCAGAGATGACAGCGGCAGAAAAACGTAGTAGGATAGCACAGAAGAAGAGATTAGGACAACCAGCGGGTAAACCTAGAAGAGTTAAAGCACTAAAAAGGAAAAAGAAATGAACAAAAAAACTGCATTAAATAAAGCCATACAAAATGTAAAAAACAAAACTAAAACTAAATCTAAAACAAAAGGTAAGCTAAATCCTGGTCTTCAAGCTTTCTTAAATAAGAAAAAGAAAAAAGCCAGTAACAAGAAAAAAATGGCTTAAGATATGACAACATCCAGTTCAAGAGATTTTAATTTAGATGTAGGAGAAGCCATAGAGGAGGCTTATGAGCGTTGTGGTCTAGAGATGAGAACTGGATACGATGCAAAAACTGCACGAAGATCTTTAAATATAATGTTTTCTGAGTGGGCAAACAGAGGATTAAATCTTTGGACTGTTGAACAAAACACTCAAGCTTTAACTTCTGGCACTGCGTCTTATACATTTAATGCAGATCACACAGACTTGTTAGAAGTTGTTATCAGAAGAGGTGGCACTGATTTTAGTTTATCAAGAATGTCTAGAGGTGATTATTTAAACTTACCTAATAAAGATCAAAGTGGTAGACCTAGTCAATATTATTTTGACAGAAAAATAACACCCTCAGTTATTTTGTGGCCTACTCCAGATTCTAGTTCTGATAGTTTAATTTATTACTATGTCCGTAGAATACAAGATGCAGATACCTTACAGAATACGAATGACATTCCTTTTCGTTTTTTACCTTGTTTAGTTGCAGGACTTGCTTATTATATATCAATGAAAAAAGCACCCGAAAGAATACAAATTCTAAAAAGTGTTTATGAAGAAGAATTTCAAAGGGCAAGTGATGAGGACGAAGATAGAGTACCACTTAAACTTACACCAGATATTAAATACTTGAGGGTCTAATGGCTAGATTTGCAAGTAATAAAAGAGCATTTGGATATTCAGAACGTTCTGGTTTTCGTTATAAATTAAAAGATATGAGAAAAGAATGGAATGGTTTAACTGTTGGATACGATGAGTATGAGTCAAAACACCCACAACTAGATCCTATTCGTGTAGGTCCAGATCCACAAGCTTTGAGAAATCCAAAACCTAGAGTAGAGTTTATTAACGCAAAGATAGAAATACCAATTTTTGATTTAAATACTTTAGTGTTTAATCCTACACCAAAAGCGATTGGTGAAGTTGGAACAGTCACAGTGAGCATAACATGAGTTTTACTTTAACAACACTAACTGCCTCAATCAAAGAATGGACAGAAAACGATGAATCTACTTTTGTAGCAGAGATACCTTTTTTTATACAAAATGCTGAAGAAAGAATATTTAAATCTGTTGATTTAGATTATTTTAGAAAAAATGTATCTGGAACATTAACAAGTGGCAACAAATTTCTACAAAAACCATCTGATTATTTAGCAACTCACTCTTTATCATATGTGAATTCAAGTAGTGAAAATGTATTTTTATTACAAAAAGATGTTAATTTTTTACAAGAATACTCACCAAATCCCTCCACAACTGGTTTACCTATTTATTATGCACAGTTTGATGTTGATAATTTTATTGTAGCTCCTACACCAAATAGTAATTTTTCAGTTGAATTACATTATTTTTACAGACCTGCATCACTAACTACTGATGACTCTGGCACAACTTGGATAAGTACAAATGCACCAGATGCTTTGTTATACGCTGCTTTAGTTGAAGCGTATACGTTTATGAAAGGGGAAAACGACTTAATCCAACTTTATACTTCTAGATATGTAGAATCTCTTGCACGATTGAAAAATTATGCAGAGGGTAGAAATTACTCAGATAGCTATAGAGATGGGTTAGTTAGACAGCCAAGAACTTAATGAAATTAAAAAATAAAAGCATCGCAATTGTCGCACTAGGTAATAGTTATTCAGAATATATATTAGCTAGAATAAGAAGCGAAAAGTTTGACGAAGTATGGACTATTAACTCTATGTCAGGAGTCATTTATCATAATAAATGTTTTATGATGGATCCACCTTCAAGATTTTTAGATTCTCCTAATGCTGGTAAACAAACAGACATAATGACAGAAAGACTTTTAAGTAAAAAAGATATACCAATTTATTCTTGTTGCTTAGATAAAAGATGTCCAGATGTGGTAGAGTTCCCTTTACAAGAGGTTATACAAAAAACTGGATATGCTTATTTTAACAATACAGTATCATATTCTTTAGGTTACGCTATTTCACAAGAAGTTTCAGACTTACATCTTTATGGAATAGATTTCACTCACAAAGACGTAGCCTTTGCCGAAGCTGGTAGAGCCTGTTGTGAATTTTGGTTAGCAATAGCTATTTCAAAAAAAATAAAAGTTCATATAGCAAACAGTTCATCTTTACTAGATATGAATGTCCCAGACGATGAAAAACTCTATGGTTATCATAGACTTGATGATCCACTTGTTTCTATGGCAACAGAAGGCAGTATGTTAATAACAAGAAAATCAAAATTAGAGCCACCAGAGCCATTAGATTCAAAACCTAATTTAATTGGAAGAAACGATATAGCTGGTGTAAGTTATGAGGAGAAAAAAAATGTTTAGTGTCAATGTTTCAGAAATAGGTAGTGTAAATGTTATGACATCACAAAAGGGTGGATTAACAAATGAACAAATAGCAGATTTAGCAGTTGATAAGATAGCAGGCATATCAGATCAAGCTCCTCCTCATGTAAGACAACAGGCTAAATTATTTAAAGAACAGCTTAAAGGAGTTTTGTATCATTATATATTATTGGCAAGAAGAGAGGAACGTGCTAGTATAATTCAAGTTCTAAGATCAAGTGGTCAAAAAGAAACGGCTGAATATATAAGGAGACTTTAATATGGCTATAGCACAAGCAATGTGTACTTCCTTCAAAACAGAGTTATTGACGGGTACACACAATTTTGCAACAAACGGCAATGATTTTAAATTAGCACTTTATGCAGAAGGTGGTGGCGGTAAATCATCAACTACTGCAACATTAGGCGCAACAACAACTGCTTTTACTACTACTGGTGAAGTAGCAAATAGTGGTTCTTATTCATCTGGTGGTGGGAGTTTAACAAAAGTTGCTCCAACTAGTTCTGGTACAACAGCGTTTACAGATTTTTCTGATATAAGTTTTACAACAGCCACAATTACGGCTATGGGTGCGTTAATATACAATGACACTAATAGTAATAAAGCTGTTTGTGTGTTGGATTTTTCAACTAATAAAACATCAACAGCGGGGACATTTACTGTTCAATTTCCTACTGCTGATGCGAGTAACGCAATTATAAGGATTGCTTAATTTAACAACTGTAAGGTAAAGCATGTCATATACTGGATTAACTGGCTGGGGTAGAGGTGCATGGGGAGATGGTGCTTGGGATGAACCCACACCTATTCCAGTTACCTTAAGTGGTGCAACTGGTGCTGTCGGATCAGTTACAGTTGTTCCATCCATAGAAGTTTCTGTTACTCAAAGTGCCATTACTGGTGCAATTGGCTCAGTTACAGTTGTTCCATCTACACAAGTTTCTGTTACTCAAAGTGCCATTACTGGTGTTGTTGGAACAGTTTCAATAGTAGGTAATTCTAATCTTTCCACTACTGGTGTTGAAGGAACTACTGCTTTAGGAACAGTAGGAGTTGGTGCGGGAGCCAAAGTTTCCACAACTACAAATGTCGGTACTGGATCTGTTGGGACAGTAGGCATTAGTGGAGGTGCTTCTGTTTCTCCAACTACTGTAGCTGGTACTGGATCTGTTGGATCAGTGACTATTGTAGGAACTTCTGTTCTAAGTTTAACTGGAACAAGTGGAACTGCATCGGTAGGAACTGGTGTTGCAATCATTGATATTAGTATTTCAACGACTGGTGTAACTGCGACAGGTTCTACTGGAGAGGAAAATGTTTGGAGTTTAATAACACCAGATCAAACAACAAGTTTTTCAAATATAACAGTTTCACAAACTCCAAATTGGAGTGAAATAGCAGCGTAAGGATAATAACATGGCAAGTACATTCGTAAATAATTTAAGACTCGAAGAAATGGCTACTGGTGAACAATCAGGGCAATGGGGTACCAAAACTAACACAAACTTAGAACTAATAGGTGAAGCACTAGGTTTCGGTACGGAGGCAATAACTACCAACGCTAATACTCACGACACAACAGTGGCAGACGCAACTTCTGATGCAGGAAGAGCAATATATATTTCATACACTGGAGCTTTAGATTCTGATTGCACCATTACTATAGGTCCAGACACCATGAAACGAGTTCATATAATAAAAAATGCAACTACAGATAGTGGTAGTTCTGGCCCGTATAATATTCTCATAAAACAAGGATCTGGTGCTGGAGCCGCCGTCACTATACCAAACGGAGACACTAAAATTGTTTCATTAGATGGTGGTGGCAGTGGTGCAATAGTTACGGATGTTTTAGATTCATTAAGTGTAATTGATTTAAAAGTGCAAGACGATCTAACAGTTTCAGATGATATATTGTTATCTAGTGATAGTGCTATAATTAAGTTTGGAGCAGATGCAGACACTACATTAACTCATACAGATGGCACAGGTCTTACACTTAATAGCACTAATAAACTTACATTTGGTGATGTCGCAACTTTTATTCATCAAAACACTGATGGTAGCATGACTATATCTGGTGAAGCTAATATTGTGCTTACAGCATCTGATTCTATATCTACGACTACTTCAGGAACATCAAATGTAAAACTTGGTGCTAATGCTGGAAACAGTATCGCAAGTGGTGGAAATTATAATGTGTTAATTGGAGATGAAGCAGGAACTGCAATTACTACTGGCGACAATAATGTGGCGATTGGATTTGAAGCACTTAAAACAGAAGATGAACACTCACATAATGTAGCAGTTGGTTATCAGGCTCTAAGACTCCAAGATGCTGGAGGTAATGCGTA